GGAGTTGCTTGCATACGTGCAGCTGCGGTCTTTACACCAGTCTTATCGCCGGATGGATTGTCATATGTTGCGCCACCAAGATCTACAACAGCAGATAGTGGATTGGCAACATCGGTGCCATTAACGCCTTTCTGAAACGCCATTCCGCCATTGCGGGTAGCATTTAGAACTTCAGCAGCAGCTTCAGCGAGTGTACGAACTGTCATGGAATAACTCCTTAAGTTATGTTATATTTATAAATCGAGAATTTCAGGTGTAAGTATTACAGTCTTTTTAAGAAACTCTCAAAATTTCGTAGAGTTACTTCTTCCAATTGCTTGCGTGAGGCACCAAGGATTTCATCACGGATCTTTGCAATATCGGCTTCTTTAATAAGACCGTTATTCCACATCCATTCTTTATTTTCCATGATTCCGCGAACGAAAGCATCTGGAGCAGAAGGATCTGCTACAATGTCTGCCGCTGTGGCTAGGTAATAATCGTCTTGTACCAACTGCGCTTCTTTCATAGGTTTTAGTGAACCCATGCCGCGAGATGATACACCTATTGTAGCACCCTCATCCATAAAGTTCTTTACGATCTTTCCGAATGGAGTGTCTAGAATCTTTGCTTTTCCAATGAAGTTGTTACCATCTTCATGGAGATCTACGATCATGTGCGATACACGATCAAGATTAATATGTGGTGAGTCTGGGTGACCCAATTCGCCAAATGCACGCTTTGGCTCAATGTATTCTTTTACATAGCGAGCAACTTCACGTTGCAATACGCTCTTTGGATATACACGATGATTGCGATTTTCTACTTCAGACTGCAGGAAGATGCCTTCGATAAAATAGCTCTTCTTGCCTTCCTTTTCTTCGGTTAGACATTTAACGTCTTCAATTGTTTCTGTAATCAGCTTCATTGAATATTACCTTAGTAAAACATTTTCTCTAGAGTATTTAGTGCATGTTGCGGCGTTGGTCTATCATGCTCTGTAGGAGTCGCGTGATGACCATCATGTTCAATTCCGGAATCAGCATTAGCACCAGCACTGTGAATATTTAGTCCGCGTTTGGTTGAACTGTGCTTAGATGCGTGATGTAATAGATGATCTGCTAATCTAACATGTCCTAACATGCCATGACGGATTGGAGTTTCTCCAATATCTCCTGGACCTGAATTTTGCCCTATGGCACCACGAACAAATTCATGAAAGTGAGGATAGTGGCGGACCAAATGATTTCTTGAACTCTTAGTAAATACATGTCGATTTTCATCAATCTGTTCTACTTCTTCTTTATAAACAGCCTGTGTACTTAAACCACGATCCTTTACTTTTGATTTGATCTTGGCACCAACGACACTTGGAAAGAAGTGTCCTTTATTAGTATGAACGCGACCAGTACTATTACTGTGTAGTGGCGGAGTAAACCCTTTGATGGTGTGAACATCACCGCGGAAGTCTTTAACTTTTGCACCAATCTTAATTTCCTTGCCGCCCTTTTCATGGACAAGAACATGAGTGCCGGTGTCATGGTGGACGTGAGCAGCAAAACCTTCTTCAACCTGTTCTACTTCTTCCTTTGTCAACTTGTTTACTGCCTTGAGGACACCTGCCATACGTTTGTTTGATCCAGCTTTAAACGCTTTTTCAAGATCGCGATTGGCTTCAAATCTTTTTTTATCACCCTTAACAAGATATTTGTTAGCATCATTCTTAAACTCGTTGCCCAATGTAGCCTGCGCGCGCGAACTGGAAGCTGCCTTTTTGACATAGCTTCCAAGTGTCTTTTTTGATAGTTCCACAAGAATTTTTTTAACAGTAATCATTAATTTACCTCATCCTTTGTAGTTTCCGCCAATTTCTTAGCTGCTTTTGTAATTCCAGCCTGACGTTGCATACCTTTCTTAAGATACTTCTCCCCATAACCTTGGTCTCTTTTTGTTCTATTCTTACCATAGCCCTGAGCATTATATCCCAAATCTTCAGCAGACTTTATAATATAAGATTTCAAAGTACCCTTTGAAAGCTCAGTCAAATACTGCTTGAATCTAATCATTTAACGCATTCCCCCTAAACTTTTCAAACGGCGCAGACTTCTACGACGCTTCATAAGCGCACGTGCTCTTTTTGCACGACGCTTGATCTTGCCTCTACGCTGTCCACGCTTACGATGCATTTTCTCCATCGTAGTCATGCGAATTAATCTGCCGCCTCTTAGTGTGTAACCCTTTACACCACTAGCTCTCTTGTTACGCTGCACCTTACCGTTGCGAATTCTAACACGTATTCTTTTAATACGCGGACCAGCTTCAGCAAGGAACTGGGCAAAACTTTGCATTTTAGTAACCGATCTGAGTATTAGCCCATGCTCCAGCGCCCTTATTACCAGACCAGTATGTTCCCTGAAATTCTTTAACGAATGTGGCAATCAAGGTGTATGAATCATTTGGACTTGCATTGTCAACGCGGATACTTATATCACCTGTTGGTACGGCTGCATTATTTGGAATATACTTTTGTAGTTCACCATCATTGGCGCGTCCTACGCCGACCGCGCGGACGTTAGATGTACCAACCCACTCTAAGGAAACAATACCATTTGCCATTGATGTGCTATACAAGAGATTGACCAAACTAACCAAGCATGGCGAAATAGATGTATTTGCGCCTCTGAATGTATTGGCTTGAATAGGAGTATTGGAAGTGGTTAGCGCATTATAATATCCGACGATCTTAACCACTACTTGGTGGTCTTGATCATCTATTACTGTTACTTCTGGTGCATTTACTGCCATGTTGTATTACCTTATCTTAGATTTTCTGCTGCGAAATTCGCTACTCGTTCTAAACCTGCTGGACCTGAATTAACTAAAGTTTCAATTCTAGTCTTATTCTGTGGATTTAACGCAGAATGTAGTTTCATAATGTGAGCAGCTTGTGGGTGCTCTACTCTTGCTGAACTACCATTCTTAAACGTTACATCCCCTGCCTGCTTCGTCTTAACAATATGATGGAGCTTGTGTATGACAGCTTCATCAAGTTGGTCTAATTCTATATCAACAAATTCTTCATTTACTTCACGCTCAAATTTACTATAGTGACGTGCAGCACTTCCAGCATTACCATTTAGATAATGCTCAGCAGCTAGATGGAGATGACCAAATGCCTTCTTCCCATATTTCTGCTGCACTTTTTGTTGTAGCTTGTGCAATTCAGGATGAGTGGCATGACCAAATCCGCTAGTTATGTGCTGCTTCAACGCTTGCGTATAATCACCAAATAAATCATCATGTTCTTTTTCAATCAGAAGTTCTTCGGCAATTCCGGCAACCTCTTTACTAAAATTAGAAGGAGAATAGGGGATAGAAACATCTATACCAAGTTTATCACTGTGATAAAGTGCAACGCGTCTTCCATTAGGAAATAAACGGATTGCTTTTCTTTTTAGTATCACAATCATTGGTGGGTCTGGCAGCGCACCATTCTTGGCTTCGATTATGTCTTCCCTATCTCCTATTATTTGTTTGATCTTGTCTAAAGTTTTCATAATGTTAAGCGCCGCGACCACCCCAGTCACCAGAGTCAATACCGCGACGATCATGCGCTCCAGCAGAATCATTTTTATGTACTCTTAAGTGCATCGCTGCGCGTGTTCCAGAAATATTATATGTATGACCCTTATGAGATCCATTAACGACGACGTCGTGGTCGTGTGCGCCTGTGTGAACATGTACTGTATGACCAGCCTTTCTCAAAGTCTTCGCAATAGACCCGATAGAAGAATTTTTATTCTTCAACCAGTAGGCATGCGCGCCAGCCTGATTTTCATATCCATCCTTAGTTACTCCAGGATGAGACAAGAGTGCTTTATGAATGTCATGGTGAACAGCTTCATCAAGAATTTCTTCTGTTAGATCTTCCTTGATTTGATGAATCTTCACACCTTCCTTACTAGGAAGTGCATTATAAGCTTTCAATGCGGCACTAGAAGAAAGATGTGGAGTCTTATTCATAGCTACACCATTCTTCATTAGATAATGACCAGGTGTACGATTAGAACTGCTGCTCAATTGTTGATTGGCAGAATATTCTGAGTTACGACCCTCATTGATGAAATGCTTAAATGACTTCATCAAAGATTATCTCTTTACTACCTGCGGACCAGCACCCTTTGGAGCAGAAGCTTGTGCACCATCATTGGCGCCGCCGCGAGCAGAGTGAACAATGCTCTTTGGTGCCTTTGGCTTCTTCCAGACGCGGCTGACGCCACCGGAAATCCCACCAGCTTCAGCAACCACTTCTGGATTGAAGAATGTAGATGCGACTTCTACTTTGAGAACATCAAGAACATCGACTACCTTAGAGGCAATCGCTTCCTCGATCATATTTTTGAACGCTACTGCATTCTTTTCTTCGGCAAATTTTACGATTGACATTTTTATTCCTCTGAGTTTATTAGGTTAGAAATTAAGCACCTAACTGCTGTTGTACTCGATTATTTAGGTCCTCTGGATTCTGAGCAGGATTTGGTGCAGGTTGACCAGGAGGAGCAGGTTGACCAGGTACTGGCGCAGGTTGACCAGGTGGCGCCAATGCAGCTGCTTTCTTGGCTTCTTTAGCCATTTCATCATTTTCTTCATCCATTTCGTCTTCCATATCTTCGATTTCAGCTTCGTCAAACATTAGGACATGTTCTTGTACCCAACGCTTAGAAAAGAATCTACCAATGAATGGATCTACTAGATTTAGGACATTAACGCGATTTGTGAGAAGTTCAGCTTCTTTCAGTTCTGTAAAATTATTGTCCTTGATGAAGTCATAGTGAATGTCTTGCTTAAAATCATTCCATTCATCTAACGTACAGACACCTTTTAGAGTCAACTGACGTGCTAGGAGTTCATCAAAGATAATGGAAAAACGAGAGCGAAGCTTATCAACGAATTTGTCGAATTTCAATTCATCACGAGTGATTTCTGAAGAACGACCAAGAGAGAAACCCTGATTAGATTCGAGACGAGAAGTGGGCACTCCGAGAGCCTTATAAAGCTTCTTTTCAAAGTACAACACGTCTTCCATCTGACCAAGGTTTTGCCCAGCGGGCAAAGTGGTGATTTCTGTAGACTTACCTTCGCCACGGCGCGGCATCCAGAAATCTTCAAGCATGGACATATGACGAGTTTGGTCTTTGACCTCTCCGGTGCTTGCATCATATACAAGCTTGTTACGGAATTTCGTCATGATGTCTTTAAGATATTGTTCTGCCTTCATCTTAGGCATATTGCCCACGTCAACATAAAATACGCGACGTTCTGGCGCACGAGAAACACGATAGATGACAGTTGCGTCTTCAAGGAAACGCAATTGATTCATAGGGCGAATTGCCTTATGGAGATATGATAGGACCGTAGATTTTGATGGATCAAATAATCCAGAAGTTAGATGAACAACAGAATCTTCTGATAGTTTAACACCACCAGCAAAGCTTCCTACCATCTGTGGGGATTGTACTGAAGAATTGACAATCTTTTCATTGTAAATATAGAACGTGTCTATTTTATCAATGACTTCAACACCATTCTCATTTTTCTTTTTGGTGATGTTACGGATTTTGCGAATACGACGAGGATCAACATAGATCAACTGTTTGATACCATCTCTTGGTGTTTCCTTATCAATGACAACGTTGTAATAGCAACGTCCATCAACATACCAACGACGAAATATCTCTGATCCAAAATTATTAAAATCAAGAAGCTTTAGACATTCTGAGAATTCTTCTCGAATCATCTTCTTGATATTATCAGGTTGCTTGAGTTCTTCTAGTTCTATTTTTACAACATGACCATCTTCATCATGAACAATAGCTTCATTAATAATGTCTTCAATTGCAGATTCCATTTCTGGCTGCATAGACATGGTTCGATATTTGGAGATTAGATCTACTTCAGTACGATATGTGCCATCTAGATCGACGTAAATACCATAATGGGCGCCAGTTTGAATATTGATGGCACCATCTTCGAGATTTGGAGTAACTGGACTTTCAGGTAAAGACTTCTCTTCATCTTTTCTAGTTATCTTAAAGCCAAATAGTGAGATGCCTTCTGCCATTATAATATAATCCTATTAAGTCTGCCAAGCAGTGCGAGAGTGTAAAAATTACAGAGTCGGATCAATCCAGTACTGAAAGGCTAGTGTCACTGTAAATTCTTCGATGGTATCATTTGCTGCCCAATCTACTTCAATTGGAGAAACATCAACTGGGAACATACCAATGATCTGATATGTCTTGATGACATCGCCAGTCTTACCAAAATGGGTAATTAAAGCATCTGTACCATACCCACCATCAACCACTTCAGCTTGCGCAATACGGACATTTCTGACAGGATCATTCAGACCATTAATCCACTGTTCCATTGCCTTACGAATAACAAAATCTTCGTCATTAATGATTTGAATTGTCCAGTCCTGATATGTACGATTGCCAGCCAGCTTAACTTCACGACCAAAGTATTGCAGAGGAACAATTCCAATTGTAGAACCCGGCAATTGTGCTGCCTTGATTAAGAATCTGCTCTTTGCGCCAGCCACGCCGCCCAGACTAACATAGTTTGGAAATTGAACCTGTGCTTCAAATAGATTTGGTCTAGCGCCATCGCCGATTAGTTGTGTGCGAAATTGATTAACATCAAAAGCCATATTATTCTCCGTTTGATCTATTTATTAGAAATTGCCAACGACTTCAGAGAAGCTGACTCCGGTACGAACTGCAACAAAGTTCAACTGAATGAAATTGATGCTACGAGCAGGCTTAATGTAAATATCACCAACAAACTGATTAGAGTCAATGATAAATCCTGTGTTGTTAGTCTGATCGCATACGACCTTATAATCTGTAATACCACGACGACCCTTCACAGTTCTTAGGAATGGTTCAACCAAACTTACAAACTGAGAACGTGTGAAGCTGTCATTGAACTCAAAGAGGCTGGCACGTGCCGCACGTGCAATTGCCTTCTCAAGAACAATAAACAGACGACGTACATTGATACGATCAAATGCAGAAGTGTAGTTCAAGAAAGTCTTATCTCCAAAGAGAAGTGTTCCTTCTCCTGGGAATGCTACAACTGGATTGACACCACCCTTATAAAGAGTGTCACGATCAGTCTTAGATGGATTGAATGCTAGCTTGATAGCATTCTTGATTTGTCCACGCTGAAGACCAGCTGGAGACCACCAAGGATCTCTTGTGTCGTCTGTGCGTGCGCACAATCCAGCGATGTCTCCATTTAATGGAACCCAACGATAGAAGTCATTGTACTTGTCATATTGATACTTCCAACCAGAGTCAAACACTGCGTATGAAGAACGAGTTACTCCATTGACATAGTTGACAATAGAAGTAGATGCTCCAGCTACATCCTGCGTATTGGCAAGAGGAGGAGAGCAGAACACAACGACATCCTTGCGAACTTCACCGACGTTGCTGATAGCATAGCTTTGAGTTGCTGCATTAGCATCTGCAGTCATTAGCAGACTAATGTCAACCAATTCTGCATTAGAGAATAACGCAATTGCGGTCTGAGTATTACCAGCTGCAATAGTACCATCAGCACCACCAGATAGAATTGCATTGTTTGCATTAGCATCTGGTACAAATGTTGGTGATGCAAAAATGGTAGATCCCCAACCTTGTGTGTTGGCAGAAGGAATACCAGTGTTATACACATAGCGGCTCTGTTTCCAAAGAACTTCCTTGTAGAAGTTGCTAGAACCATCTTGTGTAATAGCATCTTTGATCTTTGAAAGACCCTGATACTTTTCTAGAACTGTATTTGCTTGTCCACTGAATAGACCATTGCGATCAACAACCATGACATGGATTTCGTCGCCAGTAATGTTGTTATTAGATACCTTAGAGACATATGGCGTTGTATTTGGCGCATAGTCAAAGAAGTTTGCAAAGGTGTATAGAGGATCTGCTGTGTTAGTTGTATTTGCAGTCCAGCTAGCACCATTAGACCATGTTAAAACTTCTAGGGAATTACCTAGAAGACCTGGATAACGAGCTGTCCACGCATTACCAACAACGTTAGAACCATATCCGGCTCCATTGAAGTAATCATCTTCGTTATTGATAACTGTGCCAGCAGTGTTCTGCGTAGCATTCTTTTGACCTGTGCCTGAAGCACGAGCCAAACGAAGATCATTAGAATAACTTAGGAAGTTTAAAGCAGTGAAGAAACTCGCTGCGGTGTTGTTGTCAGGTTGTCCAAATTGGTCTGCAAGTTGAACTTCAGAAGAAATAGAAGTAACTTTAAGAACAGGTCCCCATTGGAACGTTCCTGCGAGTGCGCCAGTTGAAACTGATACGGCTGGAATACCAGTTGTTAGATCAATTTCACTTACGTTTACGCCTGGTGATACTTGGAATGCCATGTAACATCTCCTAAAAAGGGATTATCTGAGTCATTGACTCTACCAAGTATTTAGGTTTCTAGAATCTTTGCCCCATAATATTCAGCAGAGTGCCCTGCAGAACAAAATACACCATCAAGGTGGTGCCAGTATCTTGACACTGGATAGTACCTCTTGACAACGTTCCCCGATGAATCTCGCAGGGCATGTTCCTCACTATGCACAGGAGACTGACACACAAGGCATGGTATTACAAATGGAATAATTGGATCGAACGGGATAGTCAATGGCTTGATCATAAAATAATTCTAAAGTTTAACTAGTGGATTATTTATGTTTTAATAAAATGTGACTATTTGATCAAAGTGAGATTCGCACTTTGATCAGAAGAATCTGGGATTGATCCGAGG